TCAAAGATCCAGCACCTGCTTGTAAATTAGTTTGTCCTTCCGATTTTCTTCCCATAAAATCAAAAGCACCAGCAGCAAGATTCAAAGCACCGCTTAGAAATCCTCCACCCTTTACTTTTGGAGGATTACCTTTTGGAGAACTGGTTGATGGGGAAGGAGTATTTCCTTTTGGGCGAAATAAACTAGTTGCTAAGGCACCAGCAGCTCTAAATGGAGCGGTTAATATTTTTGCTGACAGCTTAGCAATTAATCCAGCGACTCTACCTGCTATTCCAAGAAATACATTAAATCCAGTATTGATTGCTAAAAAAGCACCGCCAGCATAAAAAAGATTCTTTATGATATTATTTTTTATTTCGTCAAATTTTGTCTTGTTCTCATCTTTGGATGCTTGGAACAAATCTAATATTTGATTTGTTAACCATCCGCCAAGCAAAGCCATCAATGCTTGTTTGATTCTTTCCAAGAATCCCATCGTCTTTTGAGTTGCTCTTTGTACTGGAGCAACTAAAGCATTCTGTAACTTTTGTTCTAATTCGTTTTCTCTACCAATTCTAACTTCTGCTTCTGCTAATTTTCTCTGCTGATCTTGCTCTGCCTGTAATCTAGAATTTTCTACCGCGCTTTCATTAGCAATCTGACTAGCAATGGAATTGATTCCAGTTGTTAAAGATGCAATTTGATCTCTAAGACTATTAAGTTGTTCTGTTATAGTGCCTAATGTCTGTTGATTAGATTCAAGTAATTGAACTCCCTGAGCAGTGGCTAACTCACTTTTTGGTTGTCTTACTAAGGCACCTCCTCCGCCACCGAAAACTGACCCAGATACAGTAGCACTACGAAACAATGCCTTCCTAGCAGAAGGAGACAAGTATGATCCAGTTGTAGGGTCAATTCCAGTTTGCGCTGCTGTAAAAGCGTCAGCCATTAGTTACACCGTTCTTTAAATTTTCCTCTTCGATGTATTGTTGGAGAAGAGTAACATAAATTTCTCTCTCCCAGGGCATCATATTTTCTAACTCTGTCAAAGAGTATTTATGGTGTTGCATCAAGGCAAAATTGGTTTTGTAGTATGACTCAAGAGATTCATGAGCCATTCCTACCCGAAAAAAGCGGTTAGTCCCTCCAGCACAACATCACTTTCAACACCAGTATTTGGATTCTTAACTCTAATAGTATGTGTCAATTTTGGCATTGTCTCAAAAAACTTTTCAATTTCTTTGAATTGTTTTGAACTTAATTGTTCTACGAATTGGAATAGTTCTTTCTTAGAGCAATCAGATGCATTCCAAGACTCTTCTTCAGAATAAACTTGTTCAATACAACCAGCAATCAATTCAAATGTATCATCAACACTGACTTCAGAAACATTAAAGTTTGATTTAATAAACTGATCCAAAGCAGGATACTTCATTCTTAGCGTTAAATTATCATCCAGTTTAATATCTCTACTATGTTCTGGAGAAATAGTTACCCGAATCTCATCTAGATCAATAGAAAGAGGAACCTGAGACTGATTATCATCTGGACAAGTAATCAGAACATCTACGGTCTCACCGACAGACTTTCCTCTAATGTTTAGGAATAGATATTCAATATCAAAAGTTGCTAGATTTTCTACCTTAACACCTCTTGTCACGATACAATTGGAGATGACTTCTTTAATCGCATTTCCAATCTGAGAATCATCTTGACTCTCCATAGCAATCACAAGGATCTTTTCTTCTTTTACAAGAAATGGGCGATATTTGATTTTTTTCTTACTCGAAGGTAATTCCAACTCATATGTTGGCGTCGCAATAGTTGGTAAAGGCATAATATTCTATAATATTATCAGTGATTTATTTATTAGAACTAGACTGGGCTTGATTTTGAGTTGTATTTGGTGATGGGGTGGAACTAACTCCAAATCCACCAGACCAATAATCTGCCTTTAAATCCTTACTGTCAAATTGATAGGTACTAGCATTTGCCTTATTTCTATACGCTTCATCCAAATTCAAAGGTGCAACCTTGCTATTATAATACAATTTATCCGTAGGGATATTATTTTCTTGATTATTTGATTCTCCCTTCTTCTCAGAAAGTTTAGTTATTGGACCACAAACATATCTAGTATACTCAAAGGTAACAGAAGCAGTTAGAGTTCTAGACGCATCATAAGAAACTGGAGCAATAGAAACACTCTGAGGGAACATATCAAAAAATGTATATTCCAGATTTCTTGTTGGATTGTGATCTCTCTCAAACTTAGTTATTTTTGTTGACTGCATCCTATAGTATTCTGGATACTGCATTCTGACAAAATAACTATCTTCTCCTTGAGAAATGGCACCAACTGGAGAATCGATTGTATTGTGAGATCCGCTAGCAATAAACTCTGCCCAATGCTCAAAAAACTTTAATATCTTATAGTCTTTATCAACATAGAATTCCATGCTGATTGGAGTTGGTATTCTACTATGTGCTATCTTTTCGTGAATGCCTGTGTAATTTCCAGAAACTGCTGCTGTTGCTAGAGCAGCATGTGGTAATGAAACGGAATAGCAAAGTATTCCAGCATCACCAGAAATGAATCTACCATCTACCCCCCTCTTCGCCAAATAAGTTGCCAACTGTTTTGGAGGAGCACCCAACTCCACAACATAGTGGGAAGTCTGAGCGAGATTACTTAACAGTGGTTTAAAATCAGATATTCTTCTTGGTCTTGGAGTAGGCACTCTAAATATCTTATATGAAATTGTTATAGTTATTTAGATGTCATATAAAGGAAAATACCAACCTTCACATCCAAAAAAATATAAAGGCGATCCTACAAATATTATATACCGTTCTCTCTGGGAACGCAAGTTTATGAGGTATTGTGACTTAAACGAGAATATTTTAGAGTGGGGAAGTGAAGAAATCGCTCTCCCATATAGATCACCAGTTGATGGAAGAATACACAGATATTTTCCAGACTTCTATATTAAAGTAAAAGAATCAAACAGTTTGATTAAGAAATATCTGATAGAAGTAAAACCAAAGAAACAAACCGTTCCTCCCAAGAAACCCCAAAGACAAACTAAGGGATACATTAGAGAAGCATATGAGTATGCCAAAAACCAATCTAAATGGGCAGCGGCAAGAGAATTTTGTGCAGATCGTGGTTGGGAATTTAAAGTAATCACAGAAATCGAACTAGGTATATGAGTAGACTCTCTGAACTTGTCGAAAAAAAGATAGGAGGAGAAGATCCAGACGATACAATGACCGACGTTATGGAAGCGTTAGGTACTGAATCTCAAGAAACTCCTGCCGTTGGAAAATATTACACTTTTGTATATTCTCCAAAGACACCAAATGTTCAGTATGATGAATTTCCTCTAGTCGCCGTTACTGAAACTTTTTCTTGGGGATTTAGGGGTTTAAACTTTCATTGGCCAGGTTTTAGACAATACACATATTCGGAAATTGTTGGTGGAATATACAATGTAGAAGATGGTGAAGAACTTGAAGATGCTAAAAGACTATCTTATGGAAAAAAGCGTCTAAATAACTAAAAAAGGATAAATGTCTTATTCCTTTTCGGATGCGTTGAAGACGTATAACGCAACATACGGTACTTCTACGCCCGCAAAAACAACTAAACCACCAAAATCTAAAGAACCTTTACGTTATCCATTCAAAAGATTGGATGATCAGAGTGACTATTTGCAGATTCAAGTCGTTGAATATGTACCACCAGGACTTGATTTTAAAAGTGGGTCATCATTTGCTTTGATGACAACTGATGATAGTATCTCTGGAGATAAAAAGAAAGTATTAGAAACTATATTCTTACCCATACCTGAAGGAATTCAGGATACCAATAGTGCCGATTGGCAAGATGCTGGATTAAATCCATTTGAAGGTGCTGCTGCCGCAGCAGGTTCTGGTGCCGCAAACGCTGAGGGAGCGGGTGATGCGGTACAAAAACTAAAATCAAATGTCGATACAAAATACAAATCACTTATCAGTGATACAGCAGCATCTCAAAAAGTAGTAAGTGGAATAACTGGAGGTTTAGTTGCCAGTGCTATTACTGGGAGCACTAACACTGGTGCATATAT